TACCAATACCTAAGTAATAGTTATTACCTGAAGCTTCAGAAAAGGATTCCTGAAACTGCTCAGACATGTGAATTCTAAATTTGTTTGTTATAATTGCTGGCATGTGTTTTCTCTAATCTTCCTTATCAATATTTATACAAGTTTTCATTATGGTTTTATATTATACCCCTATCAAGGCCTTTATCTCAGCATCATCTAATCCTAAGTCTTTTAGTTTTTGTTTACCAGATGCTTTTTTGTTTGTTTCATTTGTTTCTGCTGTATCAAAATCAGATTGTATAGTTGCTAAACCAGATGTGCAATCGCTTTCGCTAGGTTTAGACTTACTATCATCGAGTATAATTAAATTTGCATAAACTTTATTTTTAGCATCACTCCAACCGAACCATTGTCCAGGATGTAATGAAACTAAATAATCCTCTATGTGATTTGGTCTTCCATTATTATCCATCTTATGTATCTCCTAATCTAATAAATGTCATAAATGTTACATTTTGGCTTGTATCTGCAATAGTGTTTGCACTGCTTTGGTCTGTTGCTACGCCAAATTGTACTTTTACATTTGCTGTATCTGTTACATCAACTATTGCGGAACATTCCGTAGAAGTGTGTGTATTACTACCAACTCCATTAATAAAACCTGCTCCTCTAGCAACTTGAACATAAGTAGAGTTATTTTGTGTTACTCGTATTCTACCATTAAGCTCTCTATCAGTACCATTCATATAATGTTCAGTATGTAAGCTTACATGCCAAATTCCTGTAACTGGAAAAGTAAAGATACCAGAACTGAAACTCATAGCTGTACCAAGAGCAGTAAAACTTGGATTGTCGTTTTGTTCTAAATTTAATAAAGGCATTTGGTCAGAAGCAAAATTTGTTGTTAATCTCCATTGGTCTGCATGAGTAATTCCAAGATTTGCTTCACTTCCAATATTAGTTAATACACCACCCATATTTGCATGAGCAGAACATTGATAATGTAAAACTTGTGGTGTGTCTTTTGTAATTGTAATAGTTGTGTGAGCACCTGAAGAACCTGGTGTACCACTTGTAGTTACATTTGTTGAGTAAGCAGTTGTTTTAGCTGCCTCTCTATAAAATAATAATGGGTGTCCTGAGTTTGAACTATCTGCTTGGTCAAACTTATAAACACCTGGTGTCATACTTAAATGAGCGCCTTCGTGTCCGTCAATTAAATAACCAGATGAAGAACCATCTCCGTATGCTGTGTGTTCAGTTGTTTTAGTTGCAACTGTAACTGTTAATGTTTGTGTTACTGTTGCGTCTGGTGAACGATGAGAAACATAACCTACATCTTGTACATCAGCGCCTGCTTGGTCTAAATCTGAACCTGCTGAAAATCCTCCAGATGCACCTGCCACAAATTTAGCACTACCAGAATTCCATGTTAAAACATTGCCATTTGCAATACCTGTTAAGTCAACATTTGATATATCACCAACAGAAATATTTTCATCAAATAATCGAACCCAACCACCGGTATCTGCAACATAAGCTTTATTGTCAGTAGTATTATAAGCAAACATACCTTCGTATGTTGTAGGGTCAATTGCTGAACCTAAAGCAGCTGCATCAGCATACGCATGATTAAATCTTAATTTGTTTCCTGCACCTGTTGTATCTATTGTTCCTGTGCCAGATAAACTTGAAGAACCTGATAAGTTAAAGTTTGACGCTGAACCTATAGTTGCACCTAAAGCAACCGAGGTTGCACCAATTGTTACTTCGGTATTTGCTAAATTGCCATTTGAAATAGCAGCTGAACCAGATAACATGGCATTTGTAATACCACCAACATTTAATGTTAATTCGTTTGCTGAAATTGTTGAAGTGATACCAGTACCACCAGTTACAAGTAAAGTTTCACCTAAATTAATATCATCTGTTGTTGAACTATCATCTCTGATACTAAATTTTGGATTTGCTAAGTTAGCATTTGAAATAGCAGCTGAACCTGATAAATCAGCGTTAACTATGTTTGAAATTGTATTATTAGAACTGTTAATTACCTTATTTTGTAATACCTCAGCACCATCTAATGTAGCAAAAGAACCGTCTGTTAATGCCGTATTGAATTCTGCTGTAGTACCTGTTAATGTGTTATCAGTTAGGTCAATAGATTTATTTGTTAAAGTATCTGTAGATGTTTCTGTTACAATCGAGCCATCAGTAACAAAAGAAATTTCGTTGCCGGAGATAGAAGTTGTAATACCAGAACCACCAGTAAATAAAATTGACCCACCAAGTGAAATGGATTGAGCAGAACTGTCATCTGCGATAATAGAAATAGATGAGTTTGTTAATTTAGCATTAGCAATACTATCTAAAGCACTATTAGGAATATTTGTAAGTGTATTATCAGGACCGTTAATTGTTTTATTTGTTAAAGTGTGGGTACCTACATCTGTTATAAAAGTACCAGATGTTATTGTAGTGCCGTCACCAAAGGCCGTGTATATTTCGTCAAAGTTATCATTGACTTTACCTGCACCCGTTCTTAGGTTATCACCTGTTCCATCATTTGCTGACGAACCTCTGTTTATTGATTGTTTTGCCATCTTTTTGTTCTATACCCTTAACTGTTAATACTATTTATATACATTTTACGGCGTAGTATCATCAAATGTTAGTGAAGTTTGGTCAAATCTTTGTACTGTATTACTAAACAAGTCAGCCGCAATCACAATATCGGCTGGTATTGTAAAAGCACTTTTAAGTAATCGTCCATTAACATCTGAGGTTGCTTTGAAAACTGCGCCTTCTCCGTCTAAAGAACTTCTTGTACCAAATATTTTTATACCACTTAAAACTTCAAATGTAATACCAGAACCATTTAATCTATTACCACCTTTAAATATTGTATTATGATATTTATTAAGGGTGCCGTACTTAGGTCCTGCATAGGCAAACCCTTGTGAAATATTTACATTGGCAACCTGTCTTCTAACTCTACTAATTACACCAGTCACAGAAAACTTTAATCTTACTGTTGTATCTCTAGTTGACGAACTAGGTCTATCTGCATATGTATATGCTGACTGAGGTTTTGCTCTAAGTGTGGTACCATCTGTAAGTGTACCCATTTTTCTTCTAACATTTCTAGCAAAAAGAGTTGTAAGTAATCCAAGTATTGGACTTTCAGATACACCTGAAATTTCACCAACAACAGGTGATTTAATTTTAGCACTTAGTCTATTTTCAATTGCGACTTGGCCAGAGAAATAGAAACCTGAAGTATGCATAGTTTTAGAAAATGCATCTCTCCAACTATTAATGGATTCACCAACTTTAATTACATAAGAAAAATCTTGGTAATACAAACTATCTTGTACTCTCATAGTTTGTTCTGATAACCAACCATCTTCATTTAAAAATGCACCATCTGTATCAGCAACTGCAACAACATTAACGGTAGCAGAAGCATGGTCAGTAATGTGTAATCTACCTGAAGCACCTGAGGTTGCACCATTAATTATTTCACCAACAACAGGAGAACCTGTGACATCATCTAATTTTAATAGACCTCTTGACACATCAAAACTATTTACTTCAGCAGTAAATCCTGATGTTGCACCCGTTACAGTTTCACTTGTTGAAAATGTACCTGACACTCCTGTAACAATACTGTTATTAATAAATTCAATAGAAGGTGGACTTGGACTTAATTCGTGTTGAACACCTTGTTCAATAGTTTTAATATCTAAAATTCTACCAATTTCTGTACCAAAACATTTTAAAATAAAATCTTTACCTGAAGAACTATCAAAAGAAATAGTAGGTAATGAAGTGTAACCTGAACCACCACTAATTAAGAATATATCGGTAATATCACCAACACCAGTATTTCTTTCTTGTACAATCTTGTCACCTGAATAACTATCTCCCTCAGAAGTAGCGCCTTCTAAAACTACATGGTCATCTTCTTCAGTGTTGGCACCAAGGTTTCTCATCATCTGATAAATGGAATCCCTATCAGCTATATTTGTTTCATCTACACCATCTCTATTGATACCAATACCTATTCGACCAAAAGTATCACTTAAAGTAAAGTTGTAAGTTGAACTATCTGCGGCTAATACAGTTACAACCTCACCTTTTTTAAATGGTATTGAACCTACATATGAAATATATAAAATGGTTTCGTTGAAGTCTGTTTTTTTATCGTAAACTTTACCACCTATTGTTTCAGTAGTACGCTGTAATGTTGTGCCGTCAATATTATATCTTACTGTAGCTGTTGCACCTGAAGTTTGACCTGTAAGTGATAAAACTGCATTTGATGTAGTGTCATCTGCGTCATTAATAGAACCTCTAATTGCACCAAAAGTTTGGCCACCTGTAACAGAACCAGGTTTTACTGATATAACTGGACCGGCTAAGTATTTTGTTAATGGGTCTGTTGATGTTGAGTTTTCTGGAAAAAGAGTATCACCACTTTCAAGTCCTATTTCAGGAGAAAAACCACCATTTACAACTGATACAAATGCTTGAGCGCCGGCGCCTGAGGTATTGCCAGCATTAAATGTTAATTTGTCCCCAATTTCAAAGTCAAAACCACCGTCATCAATAATAGTTTCTGTAATTGCACCACCACCTAAATTACCAACTTGGAATAATGCACCTTGGCCACCACCTGTTAATCTAATAGTAGCATTACTATCATATAAGGCACCATCGTTAGAAATTATTTTTGCTCCAGGAATACCAGTTACCGTAGATTTGATGAATACATCATTAATATCGGACTCTGTACCTTGTATTACTTCACCAATTTGAAATGTGCCTACAATTGTATCACTATCTACAATAAATTCTGTTACTTGATTTGCACCAAATGTAAATCTAAAAACATTCT